GGTTTATCCCAATCATCTGGGTTTACTAAATTAGGAAGAACTTTTACATTGGGATTTAATTTTCTATACTCTTTAGCCAGATATTCAGTTGAACAAGTAACTAAGTCGGAATTAATAATAAAGTTATTAATGATATTATTTACTTTTTTGGTGTTCTCTTTAAAACCCCTTTCATCTAAACCATAAAAAGCGTGGCTTTTATCAATTATATATGTATCATCATTATCAAATACTATCTTTTTGCCCATTTGCTTTAAAATCATTGCTGTTTTGTGATGTCCTATTGTATTAGCTCTATGAAATACTATTATATCGGCAGCAGACATTTCTTGTCTAACCATCTCTACTGGTTTTATTTTTTTTTCTAATCCCCAATAATTACCAAGCCAACCATTAGCTATCATTGGGAGTAGGCAGCGAACATACCAGCAACCCATATAGTGCCCTCCTACAAAATAAACTTTAGACATAAATTCTTGAGTTTTTAATTTTTCTAGCTCTCTCCTTGTTTCGTCTATTCTGCTCTATCTGGTTGATATCTTCTAGGCATAGGTTGGCTATATAATCTCTCAAACTCTTCGGAGGTAAGTTCTTTTCCCGTTTCTCCATCAATGATAACATATTCTTGTTTTGTTATATTTGTAACAATTTTTTTTGACATAAATTGCTTTCAGACTTGGGGGAGAAAGTCTGACAATCCCCCCAAGCAATTTAATTAATAAATTAAATTAGCTTTTTGCTTTGATTAACACACCAGCATTATCCCTATTCTCAACAACACCATAAATAAGGTCAGCAACGACTAACCAGCCCAAATATTCTAGTTTGTATTCACTCTGTAAGCGAACCTTATCAGGAGTAATACCACCAGCAATATTAGCGGTAGCAAATGCTAAAGCTGATTTATGAGCTAAAGCGCCAATACGAGAACCAGAACTAACACCCAGCCTTGAAGTTTCAACAACTGGAATGTTATATAAATAACCAACCTGTCCCTTTAATACTGGGTCTGCGCCATTGGTATTTTGAATTAGGGTAAACTTATCAATACCCATTACGTGCTTCCAAATAACATTTGGGTGTAAGAAGAAGGCTCTATCTTCCATCGGAACATTAGCAGAATCAAGATAAGCAATAGCTTGTCTGATATTACTATCGTTCAATTCGGTGGATGAATCACCAACTGCTTGTGAAAAACCAGTAAATAATCCAAGTAAAGCGTCTTCTAATTTAGCAGCAACGGTATAACCAGCATTCCTTGCGTAAATTTCTTGCGCCTTATAAGATTTCTTAATCTTTGAGGCAACAACATCTTCTAACACAAACGCCACGTGGGTGTGAACATTGATAGTCAAATCAACATCAGTTTCGGTGGGTGCTGATAACACAACCTGTGTAGAGGCAGCCTTTGCTTGCGCCGTCATTTCTGAAATATTGGGAATATGGATAACATCTCCACCATCCGCTATATCCTCAGACCAGTCTTCAAAGAAAGAACCAGCTCTTAAGTTAGCGCGATAGAAATTATTAACCCTTCCACCCCAAATTTCAGGAATCATCACATCGGCGGTCGCGGTCGTGATATGGTCAGTTCCAAGTGCCATAATTTTTTATGAACCCCAACAGAATGATTATCTTATTGACCTGTAAAACAATTCTCTATGTTCTTTTTCCGTCATTTCTCCTACAGATTTTTGACCTTTAGAAATAAATGAGTTAGAAGAACCAAGTTTTGCTTTTTCTGACTTTTCTTTTTGTTCTTTTGCCTTTTTATAGGCAACAAATAGAGGGTCTTTCGTGGCTTCAATTAAACTTCCATTTCCAGCTAATTTATTTAGCTTTTCGATATCATCTTCATCGTAGCCTTTAGCCAATAAGATACCCTCATCTCTTGTCAGGTAATTCTTATTAGTTTCTTTTAATGGTTGCTCTTTAATTTGAGCAGCCTTTTTTCTCCAATGTTCTTTTTGAGCTTCAAGTGTTTCCACTTTCTTTTCGAGAGCTCTATAATCTTCTAGTGATGGTTCGTCATTGGATAACTCATCATCATTGGACGACTCATCATCATTTGATAATTCATCGTCATTGGTTTCTTCAACCCCGTTGACGTCTTTTTGAGTTTCACCTTCGGTGTTCTCAATGGTTTCGTCAATAACCTCTTTTTCATTTTCTTTCATAATAATGTAGGCGTTTTGTGCCTATTAATTGTAATCATTTTATAGTCTTTAGTGACTTAGCCTATTTAGTAGGCAAATCTATGGAGGTCGGCGACTTGAACGCCGATGTATTCCGTTCCCCCTTAACACTAAGTAAAATCTGCCAATGTTTCTTTCTTTATATTTTGATTAGCTTGTCTGTCTAGCTTTTTAATAAATTTATCTAACTTGGCATAAGCTATTTGAGAAGCTCTTACCTCTATTGCGATTTGTTCAGCGGTCATACCCTCTGTTTTAATCTTTAGCGGAGTATTAACAAATTCTTCTCTCATTAAAGATTTAAGCTCTTGCCAATCTTTTGATTTTATAAATTGTTCGATAATCACATTTTTAGTATTTAATAATTAGAGTGTGCTTTTTTGTGTTACAACATTTTTTATTTAATAGGTGAGGCTTGACTTAATAATCTATCAGGCTCTTTAGGTTCTGGCATTTTTTGTCCTTCTTGCTGGTTCATTTGTGTTATTTCTTCTTTTTGTTTGGGTGTTAGCTTCCAACTAGAAATTCCGTTATCTTCACAATATTGTTTAAATAAAGGTGTTTCGGTAATTGCTGGATTAGCCATAACCATTTGTAAAGCATTAAAATAAGCATCATTTCTAGCGCTTTTATCAACCGTTTCATTTGTCGGCATCATCTTAAAGCCCCATTTAAAATTAAAGAAATCTTTAGGAATTGCTATCTTTCTTCCATTCTCTTTAATATTATCTTCAACTCTTTTTAAAATAGAGCTTCTTATTTCTGGTGTAATTACATTTCCAACATCAGCCAATAAAAATTTAATCTCTTCTCTACGCTGTAATGCTTTTACATATTCTTCGGCGTCTTCATCATCTTCAGCCATATCAATAAACTCTTCGTGCGACCATTTTTTAACCACTGACGGAAAAATAAATTCCATTAGAATATCAGCTATTTTTTCTAATAGGTTCTGCTTATAATCTCTAAAGGAAGATACAGCGGCCGAATTAACGGTGGCAATACCTCTAAATGTAACATTGGAGGGACTTGACTCTCCCTGAACAATATCGGGAGTTAGACATAATTTATCAGCCTGTTGCTCTATTAATTGAACTTCTGCTAAAAAGTTATTTAAACCCGTGTTAGAGATACCGATTTGCTGTAATGTTTCATCTGGAATAATCTGACCATTTATAGCCTGCTCTAATACATTGCCTATCATATCTGGTTGAGCAGACTTTAAAAGCAATAAAGAGGCAATTTCTGTTGCTTGCGCGTTCTGATTTACCAACTGGTTCATTCTTGCTTGTAATGAAAATAATCTTTCAACTACGCCCACGCGAAGAAACCTTCCCCTATATCTACCCAGATGAAAATCAATATAAGGACAATCTTCTTTGTCTACTTCTTCGCTCCACAGCTCAATATAATCATTACCATATCCATAACCTATAACGTGTTTATATTCTGGTTTTTCGTTTTCTTCTCCATAATATCCATAAAACTCCCAAACCTCTATTTCGTTCTCTTTATTACATTTTTTAATAACATCTCCAATGTTTTTCCAAATATCCGCCCTATCCCACAATTCTTTTTTATTAAGTCTATGTATTTCTACAATACCGTCGGCATCTTTAATGTATTTTACCGATTGATTAAAATAAAGATTTTGTAATTTAACCTCTTCTATTTTTTCTTTTCCTTTTTCTTTGTATTTTTTCCAAACCTGTGAACCATAAGTAGCTAAACCCTCTGATACGTCATTTAATATTTGATAAAATCTTTCTTCATCAAACCATTTAATTACATTTTTTCGCAAAGCCCAAGCCTGAAAGTGATTTAATGAACCAAGACCATAGGGCATAAAATCTTTAGTATCGGGGCTTAATAATTTGGCAAAATGAGTAATACGATGATTAGAAATATTCCAAAATAAAGCATCATTATCTTCCCTGTTGTAATAACGATTATTAATATAACACTCAATTTTATCAAGTGTTTCTTTTTGATTATATTTAATTACCTGTTTTCCTCTAGAAAATTCTAAGTAATTATCTGAGTCTTTTATTATATCTTGAACTCTTGTGCTAATATTCATATTTATTCGTATTTATGTAAACGATTGTTTTCGTTGTAAAGTGTTGAAAATGTTTACTTTTGGTTTATCATCTGGCGTAATTGCCCAATATCTTATCATATCGGCGCAATGGCTAGACCAGTCGTGCTTAGGATTATTACGATATACTTTATTTACCTCATCGTAATCCTTGTGATAATTTTTTAAAGCCCTTACAACCCTTTGACATTTATCTTTATCTATCCAAAGAGATGATAATTTAACGCGAACGGCCTGTATTCCATCTTCTATTGAAAGCATAGGAACTGCTGATTTAATTTTTCCATCTTTTAGTGTTATTGTTTCAAATTTTAAACCCAATTCTTTGGCTGTTTCTAGTCTTGACTTACCCGTTCCCATTTCTTTGACAACAATATCGTGCGGGGCATAATGCTTAGAATATATATATCCCTTATCTGATAATTCTTTTATATAATAACCCAATCCTTCTCCGCTTCCTTCAAGATAATCTATTAATCTCCATTGTAATCCGTGTAATTGGAAAAAACCAATAGACATTGAGTCGTTTACTCCTAAATCCCACCAAGTCATTACAGGCAAAGACTCATCGTAGGGAACGGTTGTTATTTGATTATTTTTTTCTAGTTTCTCGATTATCTTTCCATAATAACTACCTTGTAAAGCGGCAGAAAAGCTATTGTAATACTCTTGTCTAAAGATACTATCATCACCATTCTTTGCTATAATTTCCTTTCGTTCTCGTTCTAGTGTTTCGGGACTAATTGTTTTGGTTGCGTCTACATCTAATATAGATACATACCAATTTTTAGGGTCGGTTAAGGCATAGTCTAATAACTCTTTAGCGTGATTTTCTCCTCTGGGAGTGAAGTTAAATAATGCCCAACCTCCATTTTCGGCAAGAATTGGTCTAATATAATCCCAAGCTACGGGGTCTTGTAGGCTATACTCAGAGAAAACCACACCCAATGGATTTGTTCCAACTATACTATCTATATTATCTGAACCAATTACTTGAAACGTGCTACCATTTTTAAACTCTATAAACATTTCATTCCCGACCGTTCTTTTTCTGGTTATTTCTGGTAGATGGTCTAAAAATCTTATACCATCTTTATCTGCCCCGTTCCATAATATTTTTTTACCCTGATTATAAGTTGGAAAGATGTAGTAATAAGCACCAACCTTTTTGTAAATCTCTCGCGCCACTATATTAATATCTGTCTTTTCTTTTCCAGCACGTCTATGCCATACTTGTATTATTCTTTTATAACCCCTATCAAATGCTTCGAAGATTGGTATTTGGTAATCTCGTGGCTTAAACTTATATGGTATTTGTATTTCATTCATATTTACCAAATCTTAGTAAATGAACTATTTTTGTGTTTCTTTATCTTCATCTCCATATTTGACTATATTAATAGTCAGGCTGTGTCCATCATCTCCTGTTAACTCTGTCCTTTTAGAATATCTTTTCTTTCCTAGTGTTTCTGCTACAAAAAACGTAGTATCGGCTTTAATTTTTTTTAGTTTAGCGTCATCATAATAAAATATATCACCCCTCTTTGTTGTGCCCGTGTTTGTAGTGTTCATTGTTAAAAATTCCTCAATATTTTCCTGTGCTTTTTGTAATTTCCAATCTCTTTTTACGCCATCTAAAAATTCAGCAAACCCCTTATAATTCCTATATACCCAATTTTTAACGGTCGTATATTCTATTCCTGTTAATTCACTAATCTTAGCCATAGTTGGTCTTTCGTCTAAATCAATAAGCTCAGATTTAATTTTTAACCTAAGCTCATCATTTAATTCTGTTGGTCTTCCTACTTCTGCCATAATTATTATTTCTTTTTATTGTTTTTAGGCTTACCACAACATTCGACAATTTCTACCCCCATATCACTTTCAATAATTGCCATTCCCATTTTATTTGCCAATAAATAAATGGCTTCGTCATTAAGATTGGATTGATATTCTAAGCTATCAATTCTTTCTTCTAGGTCTTTGATTTTTTCTTTAATTTTTTTAAGATTAAACATAAGATTAAATATAGTTTTTTAAATTTTGTCAAATTTATATTCAATTAAATACTATCTATCCTTTAACCCTCCAATACTTAATTGTTCGAGCCTGTAAACTAATCTATGTAGAGTTATTTACCTATTCATAAGTTTATGCCTAGCCCTCCGAAGTCTAGCAACCTTTTATTCTTCCACTGAACACATCAGATTGGCGTTGCTAATAACTTGTGGTCGCATTCCTTATGTTTAGGATTTGTGAAAAATAAATTTGAAGATTTTTCACTTTATACAGTTTATGTTCTGATTGGAGTCCCCCGTTGTCAGGATGGACAGAGCGGGGAAATTTTTATCAGAACACAAATCTGTTTAGGTGGTGTTTTTTAAGACGGACACAACCTATACGCCGTCATAACTCATTGTGTTTATATAATTCTATAATGCTCTCAATGGAGCGCTGGGACACCCCCTACCAGAACAGTGGCAGGGGGAGGGCTAGGCCAGCGCTTTATTCAAAGCACTATTAAAATTTTAAGGTT